CTGTGTATACTTTACCGGGAACTTGGAGTGATCCAGAAAAGATTGCCAAGTGTAATGACACACTCATACCACACTTCACTTTCAATCCTGATTATACCTTTGGTGTTTCAATTGCAGTGATTATAGTTTTACTAGCAGGCTATGGTATTTACAAAGGATTTTTTGCAAATAAAGGATTAGTTGATCCATGGGATGATCATGACGACTAAGTTGATAGGAAAAGACGATCCCCTTTACTTTGGGCAAACAAGTGACAAACCCTATGATCGTCATTACTATAAACTTGTGTTTAAGGAAAAACATGTTATACTTAAGACATGGGATGAAGTACTAGAATACTGGTGGAACAGAACTGCTTTTGAGAAACCAGTAGTCGAAGTGATTGACAAACCACAACCAAAAAAAGGTTTTAAATAATGAGTGATTTTATTTGGGTCGAAAAATATAGACCCAAACTTATTGATGAGTGTATTTTACCTGACAGTATCAAAAAAACATTTCAAGATTTTGTAACAGCAGGTGAGATACCAAACATGTTATTATCAGGCCCACCGGGGATTGGTAAGACCACAGTTGCAAAAGCATTATGTGAACAATTAGGAGCAGATTTCTATGTCATTAATGGGTCGGATGAAGGTCGTTTTCTTGACACTGTTCGGAACAACGCGAAGAACTTCGCATCTACCGTCTCTCTTACAAGCGAGTCGAAACATAAAGTCATTATCATTGACGAAGCAGACAATACCACTTCCGATGTACAGCTCCTTCTCAGAGCGAGTATTGAGGAGTTCTCTGCCAACTGTAGATTTATCTTCACCTGCAATTACAAGAATAAGATTATTCAACCCCTTCACTCACGCTGCACTGTTATTGACTTTGCAGTTAACAAAAGGGACAAACCAACAATAGCAGCACAGTTCTTTTCAAGAATCAATGATATTCTTGACAAAGAAAATATACGAAGTGATAAGAAAGTTGTTGCTGAACTTATCAACAAACATTTTCCTGATTGGAGGAGAGTGTTAAATGAATGTCAAAGATATTCTGCCGGAGGTGAAATAGACTCTGGTATATTAGCGTCCTTTTCAGATGTATCGATAAATGATCTCACCAAAAATCTCAAAGAAAAAAACTTTTCCGAAGTTCGTAAATGGGTCAGCACGAACTTGGATAACGATACTACTTTGCTTTTCCGTCGTATTTACGATAGTTTCTATGAAACCTTGGTCGCTAATTCTATTCCTGCTGCCGTTCTTATTCTGGCTAAATATCAATACCAAGTAGCATTCGTTGCTGATCAAGAAATCAATATGTTAGCATGTCTAACAGAAATTATGGTGGAGTGTACCTTTAAATGACTAAATTTTCTAAACTAAAACATCAAGTGAAATCAAACATGTATTACATCTTCTGGGGTGCTTGTACAGCTGCAGTTATGGCAGGTCAAATTTACGTTGGCAATGGTTATCGTAAAATGTCAGAAACAGGCGATGCAATATCTGCTGATATAAACTTACTTATTGAAGTTCTTACATTTACTCCAGAATCAAAAGGATATTATGAACCACTTGTACCACCACCAAGTGAAATCGACCCTTGGAAGAGTATGCCCATTATACGATGATTTTAAGTGAAGTAGATACATTATGGGCTGCTGATGAATTTATTAATTACTTTGATAGATTTAAATCTATTGAGGATTATATTCGTTTTACAAAAGAGGCAGCAGTTAAAGAAAGAGGTCAATCAATTGTTTCTCTGAAAGATGAATTCTTTAATGAAGATGTTCATCCAGAGGATATGGATTTTGAGGTTAAGTTTGTTGGAGATAGATTTCAACAATCAGTTCCTCAAGCGTATTATCATGAACTTCTAACAGCAACGTCATCTGCGATTATTGAAAAAAATATTCCCGGTAGAGAGTTGCGTTGGATTGTTTATGAAAAGAATAGTAAAAAGATTATGGGATTCATTCGTTTTGGATCTCCAACTATTAATTCAAAACCACGCAATGAATGGTTAGGTCAGCCAGCAAATCTTTCAATATTCAATCGTCATGCAGTCATGGGTTTTGCAATCGTGCCATCTCAACCTTTTGGATATAATTGTCTTGGTGGTAAATTACTTGCATTGATGTGCGTATCTCACTTTGCAAGAGAGCATCTTAATAAAGTATTTGAGAAAGATATTGGATGGTTTGAAACAACTTCTTTATATGGATCTACAACTTCTGCATCACAGTATGATGGTTTGAAACCATTTATTAGATTTAAAGGTTTAACTGATAGTAAGTTTTTACCTTTACTTCATGATAGAGCATTTCATAAACTTCATGATAGATTCACTTTGATCAATGATAATAATCCTGTAACTCCTAGTTATGTTTCATCTAAAAAGATGAAGAGGCAAACTAGAATGATTTCATGGACGAAAAACTCATTGAAAGAATATGGTCAAGTAGAAAAACTAAAACAGTTAGACAGAGTTCTTAAGAACGCATTTGGACTTACACAAAGAAAAAGATCATATACATCCGATTATGGATATGGAAATGTTCGTGAAGTATTACTTGGTGAACAAGATAAATTAGTCAAAGGTCAAAACTGGGATAAGTTCTATCTTGATAATATTATTTCATGGTGGAAAAAGAAAGCTGGTAAGAGATATGAGAAATTAAAGTCGGAGGGTAGGTTTAGAACCGAGGTCGAACTCTGGACAGAAGATCAAAACATACAAATTATAAGATGAACAAATTTTCTCCAAAACATTATCAACGTGGAAAGATTCAAGTCTGGGATTTCATAGCAGATCAGAACTTAGATTTCTTTTTAGGAAACGTAGTTAAGTATGTGTGCCGTGCAGGACACAAAGATCAAGAAGGTGAACTTGATGATCTACTCAAAGCAAAAGCTTACATTGATAAAAAAATAGAATTGTATCATGGCAGAACTTAAAGATTGGTTGAACTCAGTCAACTTTACAAAAGAGAATTTGATAGAAGAGGATCCAAGTTTGATCAAAGATTATCCTCCATACATAGTCAATCGTTGTTTGTCTGGTCATCTCGATACAGTTATGTTTGCAAATGAGATGAATAAGTTTCCTAACTTAGATAAAGACCTTCAATATCATTTTTTTCTAAATACACTTAGGAAAAAGAAGAGATTTTCTCCCTGGCTCCGGAAGGATAAAGTCACGGATCTTGAAATCATCAAACAATACTATGGTTATAGTAACGAAAAGGCACTAAGTGCTTTGAAAATATTAACACCTGATCAAATTAATTTTATTAAACAACGACTTGATATTGGAGGAATACGATGACGACGACCGTTGAACCAACCGTGCAATGGACTCAGGATCAAATGCTTGAGGTTGTGTTAAATGAACCAGATGATTTTTTAAAAGTTCGTGAAACACTGACCCGTATTGGAGTTGCATCAAGAAAGGAAAAGAAACTCTATCAATCCTGTCATATTTTGCATAAGCAAGGAAAATATTTTATTGTACACTTCAAGGAATTATTTGCTTTAGATGGCAAGCATGCTAATCTTACAATTAACGATGTGCAAAGACGTAATCGAATTACTCGTTTACTAGCTGACTGGGGACTTATTTCAATACTAAAAGAAGAGGATTGTGTAGATATCGCACCACTTAATCAGATCAAAGTTTTATCATATAAGGATAAAGGACTATGGCAGCTTGAGCAGAAATACAACATTGGGAAAAAAGGAAAAACAACTGAGACTGAATAATTGAAAAAATTTATTTTTGATGTTGACGGCACTCTCACAGATAGTCGTCAACAAATTGATTTATCATTTGAAGCATTCATGATAAAATTCTGTTGCAAGAATGATGTTTATCTTGTCACTGGTAGTGATAGAGAAAAAACTGTTGAGCAAGTAGGTCTTGATGTTTACTATCGTGCTAAAAGAGTTTATAACTGTTCTGGTGCAGACGTTTATGAAAAAGATGTAAACGTCTACAAATCTAACTGGACTATATCTGATGAAGTAAAAAAGTTTCTACAAGATGAATTGGATTATAGTCAATTTCCAATTCGTTGTGGTAATCATATTGAAGAAAGACCGGGAGGTATTAATTTTAGTATCTTAGGACGTGGGGAGGGTGTAAACTTAGCGGACAGAGAGGAGTATGTAAAGTGGGATAGAAATACAGGAGAGAGAGTATTAATTGCAGATAGACTTAAAAATCAGTTTCCAAATCTTAATGTTCAGATAGGTGGTCAAACTGGACTTGATATATCTGATAATGATAAAAGTCAAATACTGAGAGATTTTAATTTAGATGATGAGATACATTTTTTTGGTGACATGATGAAAGAAGGACAAAATGATTATCCGTTAGCAGTAGCTGTTGACAAGGTAGGAGGAACAAACTATGCTGTGAATAGTTGGCAAGAAACTTACAAAAAACTAAAGGACTTGACAACTAAATA